GGCTCGACCATGATGGCACGGTCCTCTTTTGCCGATTTAGGGACGAACTGGACTTTCCCGCACGCAAGTGCGTAATCGGGGTTTTCTAGGCCCGGTACGACGTGAACTTCACGCCAGCCCGGTGCCTCCCGCATTACCGCATTGGCAAGGGGAAACAGTTCTACACTACAGGTAAGGACGTCTCCGAGCTTAGCCCGAGGTGACGCCGTTCTTTTTGGCAACGTCGACGTTGCGCCTGGTCCGAATCGCATCCGCAGCTCAGAGAGCCGCGGGACTCGAATGCCGAGAATGTCAACGATTTTCTGCTGAGCACGTCGAAATACGCGCTCAACACGGGGCTCAAATTCAATGAGTCCCCCGCGTCGCATTCTCAGTAACGAGTTAGTCTCGCGACAAAGCTTTTCGGCTTCCAAAAACTTCAGCTTCGCAGTAGCCCTAGGGTCGATGCCGGGGATCCTAATGTCCGACCTCTTCGAAAAGAGGCTAAGGACCTGTCGGATCGCGGCGAACGCCCCAGGGCTGAGTGGCAGGCTGTAGTCAACGTTGAATGCAAGAATACCGGCGATGTCCCGCGAGAGCAGAAGCTCCCACAAATCATCAACGGGCTCACACCCAACGAAAGGAAGTAATTCCCAGACTGACAAGGTCTCAACTATCGTGTCGAGATCTTCCGCGGCCACTTCTTGTGACCACGATGTGTAGATACACATATAACTTCCTCATTAAGGAAAGGAGAATTGTCAAGGAACACCTCATGTGGAAGTCCTCATGAGGGCCAGCTGGTGCCTAGCCATGTCGACTCACGTCGGCGCGGTCAGGAGGTCAAACAGCTCGGGCAGCGGACCAGTGGTGACAGGAGTCACCGAGGTCGCAATGCTGCCGTCAATATTGACCGCCAACTGGCGAACCAAGCGGCGCCCTGCCACATCGGATCGCTCATGGAACAGGCCCGTCGTGACGACGGTGTTCGTATAAGCGACCTTCGGTGCGGCAGAATAGCCACTCGAATTCGATCCGGTGACGACTTCCTGGATCGGAACTTCGACACGCGTTTCACACCGGTACACTCCGGACTTGAGGCGCTCGAGGGTCATCGAGGTACGCACTTGTGCGTACACCGGGACACCAGCGAGCGCCTCGCGCCAGAGGGCCGTCACTTTGTTCTTCTCCCGGGTCACGGAGACCGGGATCAGAGTGTGGACGACGGGTGTGGCTGCGCCATCATAGGCGACGATGTTTGCGATTGCAGACATTGATACTCCAAAGGAGGTAGAGCGTTAAGCTCGTAGGTTAAGGCCTTATTTAAGGGCCTGGGAAACGATAAGAGCGACGGCGTTGGCGGCTCGTTTCAGAGAGAACGAATCTGCGAGCGTCTTCACAGTAGGTAGTTGCGGTTTAGGCAACGCGCTACCGATTCGACGTCCAGCTCCGATGTCTGTCACGTTGTAGTACGTGTTCTCGAGTTCGGAGGGAGGAGGCGCCGACAGTCGGTAGACTGTCGTTACCGTCTCCCTCTTCCATGAGTACAAGTATGTACCGCTGATAGCATTACGCATTTTCAAGGCATCCAGGTAATTGCCGAGTGGGATGAACCAATCGACAATAAAACTGAAGGGGACCAGTTCCCACGCTGTGGCACGCGGATCAGATAGACCAAGTATCATAGCTTGGTCTATTGCAGTGATCCGCGCACGCCACGTGACCTTGATAGAGGCGCTCCCGCCAAATGACTGAGTGGAACCAGGTGAGAATTTCTCCTCACCAGCCCACCCTTTCATGTGGCGCATACGATACTCCCTGGTGAAATCCCGATTTTGCGTATAAGCAAGGTGCTTAGCCGCGTCGAAGATGTCATTCAGGAGTGGCATCCAGCCATACTGGAGCTGTAGCCAGTTGTCGGCAAAGTTCTTCCGATTCTTCCCAGGTTCGATCCGCACATAATGCGGGACCTTCTTGGCCGTCCTTGTCCCACGCAGCGAATTCCATGCCTTTAACCAATTGCCCTTGCGGGCGGCACGGATAGCTTTGTAGATACGGGTGGACGACTCCGTGATAGTCCGAAGACTCTCACGGCCTTCGCCTAGGAATGTGGCGAGGTCAAACCCTGTGCCTAATCGGCACGCCAGCTTACCGTACATCGCTAAATCCTCTTCGGAGGTCCAAAGAGCATTCTGCTTTGGTGCAGCATACTGGGGCTTGTCACTACTCCACGTGGGAACGTCGAGATATCTCTTAGTCGGGCTCTCACAATAGACTTGCCTACTACCGCGTGTGTCATCCCGAAGGCTGACATTCACGTCGTAGGTATTCCACTGAGAGAACTTCGAAGGTGACCTCTTCTGACGAGGAGTGTAGAGTTTCCGCTTGTGAACGCGGACAACTCTGCCCTCTTTATCATAATAAGGGTAAGAGACTTCGATGAACGGGCGGGGGCTCACGACCTGTTGGGTCGGTGAATTCCCGCCACTCCATACCTTCTTTTTGTAATGACCGATCAGCCCTGTTGAAGGGACCGATCCACCACTGCAAGAAGGGTACGGAGCTGTCACAGCGAATCGACTGTCGACAGTTATAGTACCGGTTGTCATATGACGCCGTTTCGACCCGAAAGGGTCTAAGAGAAGTTAGTCCTTTCTAAAGGGACGACCAGAGCTCTATTGA